CTAGCAAAGATAAATACAAAACTACATCATATTCACAAAGATTTAGAAAAGAATACAAAGGATATAGCAGCTCTCAAAGAGCAGATGGCTATGGGAAAGGGTGGGTTGAAAGTTGTTGCCTGGCTAGGAATAGTAGTAGGTGGCATAGTAACTGCGTTTGGATATTTTAAATGAAAGTTAGTGATAACACAAATGTTCAACTTCCTTTACGTAATTTAGTTTCAATCATAGGAGCTGTAGCTGTAGGTGTATGGGCCTACTTTGGTATTGTAGAAACTCTCAACAAACATAGTACAAGACTAGAGCTTATGGGTTCAGATCTTGAAAAGAATACAGAATTTAGGATCAAGTGGCCACGTGGGGAAATGGGATCTCTGCCTGCAGATAGTGAGCAGTTTATGCTTATAGAAGATCTTTACAAATCGGTTGAAAAGATAGAAACAAATCTTGAACAAAACATGACAAACAAAGTTAATATTGAAAGACTACAAAAAGACGTAGAAAAAATGATACAGGATATTGAAAAATTAAAAGATGCGAATAGAGAAATCAAATATACAAATGGTAGTGGATCATGATTGAAACTATAGTGGCCCTTTTATTAATAGTTAATAATGAGATTGTTGAACACAGAATACAACCTGCTATGAGTGAGTGCCTCAAGGGCAAGAGGGTTGCAGAGAGGCAGCTCAAGGGTGGCAGTAACGTACAGTATCAATGTATAAAATCAGAGGCAGAAATTGAAACAGATAAATTAGGCAACAAACATATCAAAAAATTAATACTTAAATAGTGGCCAAACAAAAATTTATAGACTTCTTGCCAAGGCCCAAACCTAGGAAAAGACCAGGCAGGCACAGTAAAAAACCCAATAAAAAATTTAATAGAAAGAAATATGCAGGCCAGGGTAGGTAATAGAAGTGTTGCACTACAACAATATTTTTTGTAAAAGTAAATCATGTTACCCTTTTTAGGCATATTAAAAAATCCTATCTTTCGCCTGGTGGCTGACAAGACCATAGGCGCAATCTCCCATAAGTTGGAGAAGGATAAAATAATCAAAGCAAAAGAGATAGAAGCTACAACCAAGCTTGATATTGCTAAAGTAGGTGTACAGCTAGAACAAGTTAAGCAGCAACAAAACTCATGGAAAGACGAGTACCTCGTAGTTTTTTACACACTGATTTTTCTTGGGCATTTCGTACCATGGACACAGCCATGGATGGATAGAGGATGGCAGATCCTGGGCCAAGCAGATCCTATGTTCTGGTATATTATTTTAACAATAGTGGGAGCTAGCTTTGGTGTAACCACAATGAACAAGATAAGGAAGAAATAATGACAGTTAAAGAACGTATTAAAGAACATGAAGGTTTTAGAGATACAGTGTACCTGGACAGCCTGGGTAAAAGAACAGTTGGATATGGACACCTTTGCGTAGAGGATCACTGGGAAGATGGCAAGAAATATGACAAAGAATATTTAGATGAAATCTTTGATAAGGATTTCCAAAATGCTGCAGATCAATGCGAAGATCTTTGTAATGATTATGAGCTAGACTTACCAGAAACAATCACAGATGTTTTGATAGAAATGATTTTCCAACTTGGTATTGGAAATGTAATGAAGTTTAAAAAAATGATAGCAGCTCTCCAGGAGAAAGACTTTGAAACTGCAAGCCTAGAAATGTTGGATAGTAGATGGGCATCTCAAACTCCATCAAGAGCAGAGAAGTTATCTTTGATTGTTAAAGAAGCTGCAGGAAGTTAGATTATCTTTTTGCAATATCTCTTTTGATATACCAATTATTCCAGGTATGTTTCTTTCCATCATTATGAAACCTGCCAAGAATTCCTTTATCAACTAAAGCGCAAAGCTTATTGTAGGTTGCTGTTACACTGCTCATCTCCATAGCAGCTAGTATTCTTACAGAAGGAGCATGGCCCTTCTCATCATTAAATTTTTTGAAATTTACAAACACTGCCATTTGTCCAGGAGTAACAGAGTAATTAATTTTTTCATGTAAAAATCCAGATCCATCACACCTTGGACAAATAGTTTTAGTATTATATTTTTTATTGTTTGCCACCCAACTCTCCTGCTATGGTCATATACTCATTCCAGATTGATGTATGTAATCCACTATCAACTTTATCTACTTCTTTCAAAGTATCATCATTGATAAGTAGGAGCTGCTTCAAGAACTCAAGCTTCTTCTGCTTGGAAGTTGTTTTATGATTTTTTATTTTATTCATATTATTCATAAATTCTTCTGCAAAAGATTTGGGATCTTCACAATAAACTGCAGGCCCTTTTAATCTTCTCATATCCCAGGGAGATTTATCATCCTCTGGTTGAGTATCTTGTTCCTGGGCCATAGGAGCTTCAGAATGACCAAGCTTTCCTTTGCCTATAGTTGTATCATCTTTAGCCTTCAAGGCATCTCCTGGGCCTTCTATGGCCTTTTTAGATAGATCTTTTAACTGATCTACAACTGGTTTTACAGTTTTTGTAGGAAAATCGTTAGCCTCCTCTGAAGTAATAACTCCTCCTATTTTATCTGCAAATACATCTCTCAATGCAAAGCCTCTAGCTCTCATCTTTAGCATCCTATCTGGGTAAGATTTCCATGGCCCAGATCTGTTAAGCAGGCCTGCTCTGTTTGCATCTGCCATAGAGAACTCTGACTTGTACCAGGATTGCCCACGTCTTTTAACTTCACATACAGCTTTCCTTGCAGATCCTTCTCCAGATACTGTTTCTTTTATGTCCTCAAAATCTGGAGATCTTCTGCATAAAGCAAGAAGGCTATCTCCATAAATACTTGGCTTGCCATTTATCACAGCAATATTCTGCAGCGATTGTATTGGCGATAGGCCAAGCTCATCTCCCCAACTCATAGCCAGGTAAATATCTGCAGGCTTTCCTCTAAATTGTTGAGGCACTAGATTTGAATTAGAAATCTCCTTGGCAAATACCATAGGATCTTTCTTAATTAACTTACTCATAAATTTAAGCTCCTTTGATTTGGATCTTCTGTTAATGGTTTAAATAAAATATCAATCAACCTGTAAGATCCTTTAAATTTAGATTGAAAAACTTTAGAGCTTGGTTGTAGATGCTGCAGCTCCTCTGGTTTTAGCTGCATAATTTTGTTGTTATGGCTTATCTCTAATCCACCTTTTTTTATTGCAGCCTGTACTTCATAATCTCTGACAGATACATACTTGCCCTGCCAAAGTTTAGTTACTTTTTTCTTTTTCATTGTCCTCCTTGATTTGGATTGTGTTAGATCTTTTTGAGTATGCTTCTTGAGCAGGTACAATTTTCTCTGGCTTTGCTTTGTAGTTTCTTGTTGGCCAAGAAATTTTAAAGTTATTGTACTTGGCAAAGGCAGCTTCTCCCATAGCTCCTTTGATTATATCCTGTGAGCTTTCAATCTTTTTCTTTCCAGATTTGATTTCAAGATTGCCCTCATGCCAGGTGTTGATAGCATCTCCAATCTGGTTGTTACCAGATAGATCTTTGGTATCATCTTTTGCTTCTGGATATACCAAAGAGAAATCAGAACTTTTTTCTGGATCGTAAAATATTTCTTTTTCTCTCCTGCTCCAGAACTCACGCACAGCATTACTGATAAGATCCTGCGTTTCTTTGTGTGGGAATATTGGCCAGTATTGTATCTCCCACGTCTTGATATTGAATACCATTACAACAGATCTCCCAATGTTAGTACAGATCATCTGGCCCTGGACTTGTACTGGCCCTTTGTACAAAGGCAGTGTTGGTTCATGGATTGATGTAACTTTGTATTCAAATACTATATCTCCCTGCAGCTCATGGGCCTGGCCAAGTGGATCTGTTACCACAATTTTTTTTTCAGCTATGGCCCAATCATCTATGCTTGCTCCAAGTGGAGTATGCACTGCAGTGTATGGTTTTTCTTTTGCACCTTTTTTAAATTTTAAATTTGGAAAATCTTTCTTTGCAATTTTTTGTAATACTTCTTCAAAGTAATCTGTGTACTTGGAATAGTTAAGCTGCTCTGGTTCAACCCAAGATCCATTCTTTTTGTCAATGAATTCCTGGAGCAGCTCATTCTTTGATGGCGCATTTGGATGTCCAACTCCCATCAATATTGGCAGCCTGCTGCAAGTCATGTATTTTAAATCATCTGTTACTTTCATATTTGCTCCTATATTAGTTAATTAGTAGTACAAAACAAGATAGTTATCTGTACATTTCCACATTTCTTACAGAGCTAGCATACCATTTGCCCTCTGTTTTGCTCTTGATCCCTCTGGCATTGAGAGCAGCAGCAATCCCTCTGTAGGTATTTACTTTGCCATTCTCTCTTATGTCCTTGATCTTTGGTAAGATCTCTCTGGCAAATTCAGCAGCAGCTTTCTTCTTTGCTTCAACAGCTAGAGCTGCAGCCTGGGCCAAGTTAGTTGTATTGCCAAGCTTGGTAATAATTCTATTGGAAGCTTTGGTTCTGTGCTGCCCATCTTTTTTCAATTTTTTTTTGATTTGTCTTAATCCATTTCTTGTTCTTTGTTGGATCATCTTAACTTCTCTTTGAGCTATGACAGCCAGGATTGATATGGTTGTTTCATCTGCCTCTGGCATATCACAGATAGTAAATTTAACTCCATCCTCCTGGAGCTGTAAAAAGAAACTAGCTTTTCTTGTTAGCCTGTCCATTGTAGCAATCAACAATCTTGCATTGTTTTCTTTTGCAAACTGGATGGCAGCCTGGAGCTGCTTCCTGTTGTTCTTCAATCCACTCTCTTGTTCAGTAAAAGTTTTTAACAAAACAGATCCATCTCTTTTTGAGATAAAATCTTTTATCTTATCTTGTTGAGCAGCAATACCCAGGAGCTGCTTCTTGGTACTTGTTCTTAAATAACCAACGTAGTTATTCATTTGATCCTCCTATTATATTTGTTCATTAAAAAAAGTATTTTTGATTTGTGAATTTTGAAAACAATACGCAGCCTTCTTATCATGTAATCAGATAAACCATTTGTACCCTTCTCATACTTCTGGACTTGCTGAAAGGTTACTCCGATTTTTTCTGCAACTTTGCTCTGTGTTAATTTTAATTGCTTCCTTCTTCTTCTAATTTTTTTGCCAATAAATTTTCTAGTTTCCAACTCTTGGTGTGTTAGATCCATCTTTATCCTCATCTGTCCAAACAAGAATACTCTTGCCTATGACTTTAGTTTTACATTTATTTTTTTTATAAACTTGCATTGATTGTAAAAAGAATTCTTCAAGCTCCTTTGTAGTATCAAAGGTGTACTTCAGTACAGCACCAGTGGAGGATTGCACCACCACTGGAGTATATTTTTTATTTAAGCTCAAGACAGGGCCTCCCATCCAAAGTCTTTGCAAAGATAATTAGTGCCATCAACAGCAACAATATCTCCAACACTCATTGAAGTATGTTTGCACTCTACCTTTTTATTCTTCATAGCTTCCTGGAAATCTTTACCAGTACCAACACCATTACCAATCACACAAACTTTATTCCAATCATTTGTATTTGATAATGGATTTGCCTGGTCATTGTTGAAAGTCCAGAAAACATCTTCTTTAGTTTCATCATTACCCAACATACCCTCATAAACTTTAGTATGAGTTTTACTAAAGTCTTTTGTATAATCTGCATAAGGGTTAAATTGTTTCTGATAAAAGACAGTAACTTTTTTCATTAAGCAGCCTCCTTTGTTTTCTTTTGATAGTAACCAATATAAACTTTGTTAAGATCATCAACATCCAAAGTTAGAGTTTCATACTTA